CTGACGCTGTCATTAAGACAGAAGCTACTATCTTTGACGTAGAGAGTGGTATGGGTCATTCAGCTACAGCTATTGTAGGTGTTGACTTAAATCAAAAAGGTATGGCCACCGCTCAACAGTATGGCTCTGCTTCTAGCTACGGCAAAAAGTACGCACTCGGAAACCTTCTATTAATTGACGACACAGCAGACGCTGACGCAACAAACACCCACGGAAAGGGTAAGCCAGCATTAAAGGCCAACACAGATGCGTTTGTCAAGGCTGTCCAGTTCGTTAAAGACGGCGGTTCAATAGAACAAATCGAGGCTAAGTATGACGTAAGTGCAGACGTCAAAAAGAAACTTGCACAAAGTTTAGTTTAATAATAATAATAAACCCTTAATATAATGGCTACATTAGTAACATTAGGTCTTAATAAAGACAAAATCCAGTTCAACGATAAAGGTTGGGCTAACATCACAGTAAGCATTAACGATGACACTAACCAGTATGGGCAGAACGCAGCAGCGTCTATCTCTCAGACTAAAGAGCAGAGAGAAGCTAAAGAAGCGAAGGTCTATGTAGGTAACGGCAAAGTAGTCTGGACAGATGGAAACATCAACGTAGCGGATAAGGTAGAGCAAGGAACTGTCGCTTCTGAGCAGTCTACCGCTGGACGTGAGACACCAGACTTGCCATTCTAATCAAAGTATTAAACGAAACTAAAACCTCTCTTTTATGATAGCTACAGTAAAAAACCTTAAAGAAAAATTAATGGACGTTAAGTATGACCGCATAGAACAAGGTCTAGGTCTTAACATCCCAGAGGTTGACGAGTGGCTAAGATTCAAGAGAGGTGCGTTTAATATATGTATAGGGCACGCCAACACTGGTAAAACTACTGTCATCTTGTATCTATTGGTAGCGTATGCTATGAAACACGGCTTAAAATTCTTGATTTTTTCAAGCGAGAATACTGACTACAGTATCGCACGGAAGCTTATAGAGTTCAAAACAGCTACGCCTATCCAACAGTTACCAGACTCAGTAATTGAATCAGAGCTCGAATGGGTCAACGAACACTTTAAAATCATTCTAGTAGAGAAAATCTACACAGCTCGAGTATTAATGAGCGAAGCAAAAAAGATTAAAGAAGTTTTCGACTTTGACGGCCTATTGGTAGACCCTTATAACTCACTAGCTAAAGACCCTCAGCTATTACGCTCTGTAGGTGGTCACGAATACGACTATCAGATAGCTTCTGAGTTTAGATTATTTTGTAAAGAGAATAACGTATCTATGTGGCTAAACTGCCACGGTGTTACAGAGGCACTACGTAGAAAGCACCCATCAGACCACGAGATGGCTGGATTCCCTCAACCTTGCTCTATGGCAGACGTTGAAGGAGGCGGTAAGTGGGGAAACCGTGCTGACGATGTAGTTTCAATTCACAGATATACTCAGCATCCTGAGAGATGGATGTACAGTGATATTCACGTAGTAAAGGTAAAGGAGACAGAGACTGGCGGTAGACCAACACCCCTAGACTCACCTATCTCGATGAGAATGATGCCAGCTAACTGTCAATTCACTGTCGCTGGAGTCCCTGTGATACAAGGCTCTGTAAAAGTAGATACTAAACTAGAATTTTAATGTTAACATTAGGAATTTTAATACTTGTATTCTTAGCGGTATATATATACCAAACGAATGAGAATGCAGCAGTACGAGTGAGCTTCGTTAAAGGCTTAATGTTTGGCTTTGTATTTGGTGAAGTCGAAATAGAGGAAGGTGTGACTGGTTACCACTACCAGTTAGGATTTGCGTTTGTAATTTTAACAATAGATTGGTATGTCGAAGTATAAAGCTATAGAGTTATTGTCAGTACATCACTCTGACTTCATTGACGCAGCTAAGAGTTTAGCTGGTAACAATTTCAAGGTGAGAAACTACGCTGAGGACTATGTTCAGGAAGCTTACATTAAGCTACTAAGGTATGACGATTTGTATGACAAAATAGTAGACGGAGAGAAGGCTAGTAAAGGATATATGTTTTTCACACTGCGGTCTATCATATTTAATGACCTCAAGAAAGTTAGAGAGCCTAAATACAATCACGTAGGAGACCAGTATGATATGGACTACTGTTTCGAGCTTATAGACGAGGGTATCGACCCTAGTATAGAAGCTATAGAGTCCCTTGAGACTAAGATGTACGAGGTGCTGAAGGAGAGCTCAGAAGATTGGTTCGACTACGAACTATTCAGGAAGTACTTAAAGACTGGTAAGTCATTCAGAGTATTGGCTGAGGAGAGTGGTCTAGGTATCCAAACTATCTACCTATCAATTAAAAAGAGCAAGCTTATAATAGCAGATAAACTGTACGAAGATTACGTTAACTATATAAAAGGAAACTACAATGGCTAGAAAAACAGGATTTTACACGGCTTCACTAGATAAGCCAAAAATAAAGAGAAAAGGAGTTCACTCCAAAAACGCTAGTAAAAGTCAAAATAAGTATAAAAAACCCAACAGAGGACAGGGTTCTAAAAGATAAGGATATGAATGTTTCACTATTAGCTCAAGCTACTGACGGAATGACCGCACACGCTCAAGCTATATATAATAAATAAAAAAATGGATATTAATAATAAGGTTTTTGAATTACACGATGAAGGCTTCAAGGCTGGTAAGATAGCACAGAAGCTTAGAGTTAAAAAAGCAGTAGTTCTAGATATACTAGGAGAAGCTGACAACAAAGGTCTAGGTGACACTATTGAGAAAATCACTGAGGCCACTGGAATCAAAGCTGTAGTAGAAACTGTAGCTAAGGCTCTAGACTCTGATTGCGGATGTAAAGCTCGCAAGGAGACGCTAAATAAATTGTTCCCTAACAGAAAGCTCAATGACTTATCTGAGTCTGACTATGACTACCTAGATAAGTACTTCGCTGAAAAGAGACACTCAGTCTCGTCTAAGGAGCAGAAGGAGTTGGTTAGAATTTACAACGATATCTTCAATGCTAAGAGAGTTGTGTCCAATTGTTCTACGTGTGTAGCTAGCGTAGTAAGAGAACTTAAACGTATATACGATGCAGCTAACAACTAAGAAGCTAAAGAAGCTAAGCTTAACAGAGCTCACTAAGATTGCTGACCAGTTTGCCACAAAGCTACAGTGGCTACATTCTACTGGAAAGAATGAGACAGAGCCTGAGAAGTACAAGAGAGTAGCTCTAGAGTTATATCACGTCTCTGAGATTATAGATGAGAAGGAAGCTCTAAAATCTAACAAAAAGTTTAAGTATAATTAATTTTTTTAACAAAGGGCTTGCGTATGTCAATTATTTGCCGTATGTTTGCCCTTTAAATATAAACAAATATGTCAGAAATTAGACCACGATTATCAGGTAAAAGAAAAATTAACTTCGAGTTCTTTAATCAAAAAGAAAGCCGAGTTCTAGTCATTGGTGACTTACACGCTCCCTTTGACTTAGATTCATACTTCGACCACTGTGTTGAGGTTTATGAGCGTTATAACTGTAATAGAGTAGTTTTTATTGGTGATGTCATTGACAATCACTACAGTTCTTATCACGAGACTGACGCTAACGGAATGGGAGGCTCTCAAGAGCTAGAGCTGGCTATTGATAGGCTCAGACGTTGGTATCACCGTTTTCCAGTTGCAGATGTCACTATAGGTAATCACGATAGAATCATTATGCGTAAAGCTCAGAGCTCAGCAGTCCCTACTAAGTGGATTAAGGAGTACAAAGAAGTACTAGAGACTCCGAAGTGGAACTTTGTAACTTCTGTAGATATTGACGGTGTACACTATATCCACGGAGAAGCTGGAACGGCTAGAACAAAAGCTAGAGCAGATATGCGTTCTACAGTTCAGGGCCACCTACACACGCAAGCCTATACAGAGTACTATGTAGGAGCTAACAGCCGTATCTTTGGGACTCAGGTCGGATGTGGTATTGACTTCTCTGCGTACGCTATGGCCTACGCTAAAGCTGGTAAGAAGCCAGCTATCGGATGTGCTGTAGTTTTAGGAGGTCGCACGGCTATCAACGAGTTAATGGTTCTTTAATTTTTAAATTCAATATAATGAGATTATTTTTATCAATATTTTTAGTTTTAATTTTAGTTACATCTTGCGAGAAGGATGTACAGTGTGAAGATGGTTTAGTTACCTATCAGAAGGTAGATGTTCAGTATGCTAGCTTTTTTAGCTTCTCAAGTGAGTCTACTATAAATCTAGGCGGTATGAATGGAGACGTTAAGCTTATTCCAGCTAACGCTACTGACGGAGTCATCTACTCTACTGGTGACGTTAACCTCAATGGAAACAAGTTGACACTTAAGAATGTCACTTTAATTGTGACAGGAAACCTCAATGGAGGCGGAACTGTGGCTACAAGAGGGAACGGAGTTCTTTGTGTAGAGGGTAATATCCAAAATAATCCAGACTTATCCAACGCTACAGTGGGATGTGACACTATGTCTAACGATAAGCTCACTACATTCGAGCAGTTAGGTACTGACTGTGACTTGGGTTATGTTAAGTACGTTGACGGAGTTATGTTTAAAGCGGTTAAATTTCAGTCTATATAATATGTGTGATAAGTGTCATAACTATACGGAAAAGACCACTGATGAAGTTGCTGAGTACTATAATGAACTCAGCCAGTGGCACGGCAAAGTTGATGTAAACGAGATGGAAGTAGAAGCTGAGGAGGTGTTAAGCAAACACGCAAAGCGTAAAGCTCAGCCAGTTTTCTCTGGAGTTCTATCCTACTTTCCTGACGCAATTAAATACATAGGTTATGTTAGTAAGGTTGGTAATGACCAGCATAACCCAGACCAGCCACTACACTGGGACAGGTCTAAGTCTCAAGACGAGCCAGACGCTCTAGTTAGACACTTAATAGACCACTCAGTTGACCCTATGGATGACGACGGCATTCTACACGCTGGTAAGGTCGCTTGGAGAGCTCTAGCTCTATTACAGAAACATCTAGAGAGAAACCCTCAGTAACTAGATCGCCCTCTTAACGGAGGGCTTTCTTATTTATAATCAATATAAATAGTAATAAAAGTTTGGTAGTTACAAAACTATACTTATATTTGTACTGTTAAACAATAATAATTAAATCAAACACGATGAACAACTATATAAACACACTCAACAACATAGATGACGCTTACGGAGTCTATGACTACGAAATCAACGAACTTTTAAATAACTTCTAAATAACTTTATTATGAAATATATATTAAACACAGTGTCTTTTTGTTTATTCGCTCTAGCAGCGTCTGGAATCTTAGCGTTAATCTATAACTTAATCAACGGAGTATCTGGAGACTTCGGAATGTTTTAATATGAAACTACTAGACCATAAAGAATACGATAAAAAAGAGCTCCTAGACAATATGGTAGAGGACTCGTTCTACTACCAGTTCCTAGGACTAGAGAGAGCCTTAAGCTATAGTTCGCTTAAGTGGCTATTAAAGTCTCCTAAGTGGTTCGACTACAAGTTAAGAAAGCCAGACCCTGAGACTCAAGCTTTGAGAGACGGTAGACTTGTGCACGCTCAAATACTAGAACCTCAGAAGTATGACACGTTTAGCTTTGTTGACGTTAGTAGCAAAAACACTAAGAAGTGGAAGCTAGCGGTTGAGGAGTCTGGCAAGGCTAATACTTTTACACTTAAGGAGAAGTATATGAATAACAGAATCAGTACAGCGTTTCTACAGAACGACAGAGCTGTCAGTTTCTTACAGGGTGCTGAGACAGAAGTTCCAGCTATAGAGCTTATGAATGGACTACCTATAAGAGCTAAGGCTGACATATACAAGGCTGGACAGTATGTAGCAGACGTTAAGACCACCAACGACGGAGTAAAGTCAGTAGACTTAAAGAATGGCACTATAAAAAATCAGTTTGCTTTTACAGTTCAAAAGTACGACTATGACTTGCAAGCGTACCTCTATACTCAGCTGTATAACGTGCCAGAGTTCTGGTGGCTAGTAGTAGACAAGACTACGACAGATATAGGAATATTCAAAGCTAGTCAAGAGACCTTAGAGTCTGGTCAGTTAAAACTAGATGCGTGTCTCAAACTATACGAGGCCTTTTTTATAGACGAATTAATAGACTTATCACAATACCATAAAGAATCAGTAATATGAACATACAAGACGACCCTATGTACAAGATGGTGCTAGAGAGCACATATATAAGCCTAGCTCAAGGTGTAGAGCCTCAGATGTTAGAATACATCCTAGAGAACTATGAGGAGGACGAGAACTACGAAGCTTGTGCTGCTATGACAGTAGCTCTAGCTCAGTGGAAAGAGTATGACGGTGGATGCAGAATCAAAAACACCTATTAATGAAGGACTTTCAATCAATTAAGTACTATTCAGCTATGGAGGCAGCTAATGAAGTTGTCTCCAAGTGGCTAGAGGCTAAGCCAGATAACAAAGAGCTAAATGCTGTAGCGGAGGCTTTAATACAGTCAGTTTTCTACACTAATCAACTAGAGCTAGACTACAAGTCAGTAGGGTACGCAGTTAGAGACGCTAAGAGAATAGCTAACAGCCTTAAAGCTAAGCTAGACGAGAAGCCGTCAGAGGTAGAGTTAAAGTTTATGCAGATGACAGGTGGAGACGAGAATGACGCTATAAACGCAGTACTATGAAGCAAGCAGAGAGAGACCTAATGGTAGAGCTAATGCTACTATCAGAGACGGATATACACGAAGCAGAGAATCCCTACAGCCCTTACGACTGTGAGAGCGATAAGGCTATCATAGAGCTCAAGGTCAGAGGTAAGGTATATGACGAGAAGCTCATAGAGTTCGACAAGATATGTAGAAACACTGTTATAGCTCAAGAGAAGGGTAAAGACTTCGTCTATGTAGTAAAAGACCCTAGCGGTATCTACTATAAGAATATCAGTAAGGACGGAGACGTACTCAGAAAGCCTCCAGTTAAGATAAGCTGCCCAAAGACTACAGAGTTCTCCAATAACGATTATGTAGATAAGCTCTGCTACACTATCAATATGACTAAGCTTATTTAGAATCAGTATAAATAGTTAAAAAAAGTAAGTTTTCGTTTGTTTGTGTAATATTTATAAGTATATTTGTATTAACAAAATAAGAGATCAATGAGAACAGTATTTTTAACTATATCGTTAGCAATAGGAGTTACGACTTCTGCACAAGTTAAGCTTAAAGGTAAGATAGTGAACACGTATAAAGTTCACACAGCAGACAGAGAGGCAGCAGGAGAGTCTAACGACTGCTCAGTTAGAGCTATAGCCTCAGCGTTTGACATAAGCTACCAGAGAGCCTTAGAGTTGACTACAAAGTACGGTAGAGATAAAGGCAAAGGTATGGACGCTAAGTCTTTAGTAGGTATGGTAGTTAGTGAGCTAGATAATGAAGCTAAACACTTCGCAGTTAATCACATAAACTCTAGGAGGTTCTCTAAAGAGTTGGCCTCAGAAGGAAGTAGCTACATAGTAATAAGCCAGAGACACGTGCATACATTGAAATACAATAGTGAGACTGGCAAGCTACACTTACACGGAGACCCTCTAGACAGTGTACTTAACATTATATACGCAATAAAAATAAAATAGAAATAACTAAATAATATGAAGATAGATAAATTTATTACCAGTGACGAGTTCAAAGAGCTCCCAGCAAATGACAGGCTAGATTACTTACAAGACTACGTCTACCAGTATATAGAGACAAGCCTAAGAACTATAACAATGAAGCAAGAAGCTTTAACTAACCTCCTAAAAGCAATTAGAGATGTTGAACAAATTAATACTAAAAGCTAAGTCTAAGCTAGAGGAGGCTAAAGACAACCTAAACAAGTCACCAAATGAGTTGATACACAAGAAGCACGTGTTATACTGGGCTAATGAATTAGTCAGACTTACAAGGATGAAACAACTGTCTAGCTTAAACAGAAAGAAACGCTCTCAGGAATGAGGGCTTTTTTTTTATAGTCACATCACCTTATTTAGAATGTTTTTAAATAAAGAATCAAGATGTTTTCAAGATCACTTATATTAATAGTCCTTATGATTTTATCAGGTTGTAAGAGTAATGACGCTCCAGACTGGGAGTACGTACATCCAGAGCTTAGGCCTTACTATGAGGACTTCCTTAAAATAGTAGGTGATAGAGCTAACAAAGGAGAGACTGTGTATATTCAGTTCTCTACTAATCTCCCTCAGGGCGTTCTAGGTATAGCCTTCGGTATGGATGCTAATGTAACTCATATACAGATAAACGCTCATAGTTGGTTACGTATGACTAAGTATCAGAAGCGTATGACTATGTATCACGAACTAGCACACGACCTATTAGACTGGGAGCACGATAACGGGACTCTACTTATGGTTAAAGGAATGCCAAGGTATGTGGATCAAACTACTATTAATACAATCACTAAAGAGCTTAAGAATGGCTGGTAGAAAGAAACAAGAAGGAGACTCACCTAACTGGGGTGGCCGTAGAGAGAACTCTGGTAGGCCTAAGAAGGAGTACATAGAGAACGTCAAAGAGATACTCTCAGAGCACATAGATCAAGGTATGGTCATAGAGAAGCTAGGAGAGCTTATTAATAAAGGAGACTATAGAGCTATAGATTTATTTATGAAGTACGT